CGGCGGCTGGTGGCAGGACGACCCGACCGAACAACTCCGCAACTACCGCTCGTGGGTGTACGCGGCGGTGAACGCCATCGCGCAAGAGGTGGCGCGGCAGACGCCGGACCTGTACCGCAACACCGGCACCGCCGACCACGACCACACGCCGCTGCCGATTTCGCACCCGCTGGTCCGCCTGCTGGAAGCGCCGAACCCGTGGCTAACGCCGTGGGAACTGTGGTACCTGACCATCGTATCGCTGGAACTGACGGGCAACTGCTTCTGGCACGTCGCGGCCGGTGACAACGGGCTGCCAGTGGAACTGTGGGTGGTGCCGACGCCGTGGGTGCGGGTGGTGCCGGACGCCATGCACTTCGTGAAGGCGTACCAGATCGCCGCGCCGGGCGTACCCGCCCAGGACTTCGCCCCGCACGAGATCATTCACCTGAAATACCCGAACCCGCTGCACCCGCACTACGGCCTGTCGCCGCTGCAAGCGAACGCCCTGACGGTGGACGCGAACACCGAGCTTTTGAAGTCGCGGTATCAAACGTTCCTGGCCGGCCCGCGCCCCGGCGTGGTACTGCAAACCGACCAAATGCTGACGGATCAAACCGTGGCGCGTATGGAGGAGAAGTTGGAGTCCAAGTTCGCCGGGCGGACCAACTGGCACCGGCCGCTGGTGCTGGAACAGGGGTTGAAGGCGTCGCCGTGGACGCTGACCCCGGCCGAGATGGACTTCATTAACTCGGCGAGGATGACCCGCGACGAGATTTTGGCCGTGTTCCGGGTGCCGCCGCCGATCACCGGCATCGTGGAGAACGCCGGGCTGGGGGCGAACATCTGGCTCGGCGCGCGGGTGATGTTCTGCGAGGGCACCATTCAGCCGAAGTTGGAACTGATCGGGCAATCGCTGACGCGCGACCTGGCCCGGCGGTACGGGCCGGACGTGGTGGTCCGCTTCCCCGACTGCTCGCCGCGCAACCCGGACGAGCGCCGCCACGACGACGAGTTGGACGCGAAGTTGGGCCTGCGGACGTACAACGAGATCCGCAAGAGCCGCGGGCTGAAGCCGATCCCGGACCCCCGCTTCGATTCGCCGATTCTGCCTGCTGGGGTGACGAATTGAACCGTTCAAAAAGAGGGACACGGACGAAGAGGATGAAAGACAGGATAAAGACGACACGATCCAAGACCGATTTTTGCTGACCTTCTTGATCCCAGTTTTCATCCTCTTCGTCCGTGTCCCTCTTTTTGAACGGTCTCTTCTTGCTTCTTGCCTGCTGACTTCTGTCTTCTGTCCCCTGTCCTCTGACCCCAGGTGCCTCATGCCGGCCATGATCCGGGCGGACCCGCGCGCCCACACGCTGACCGCCGACGCCGGGCGGATGCGGATTCGCAGCGTCATCACCACCGCCGACCCCGACCGCGTGGGCGACGTGGTCGTCCCACGCGGCCTGAAGAACGCGGAGGAATTCTTGCTCAACCCGGTGGTGCTGTGGGCGCACAACCGCACCGCCGTGCCGCCCATCGGGGTGTGCGAGTGGCTGGACGTGCAGCCGAACCGGGTGGTGGCCGAGACGCGGTTCGCCGAGGGGGTGCCGTTCGCGGAGGACGTGTTCCGCCTGTACGAGCAGAAGGTGCTGCGGGCGTGGTCCATCGGGTTCGTGCCGCGCACGGCGGTCCGCATCCCCGGCCCCGGCGGGCGGCCCGCGCTGCGGTTCGACGAGTGGGAGTTGCTCGAATACTCGGCCGTGCCCATCCCGGAGAACCCCGGCGCGCTGACGGTCGCGCTGCAAAAGGGGTTCGTCAAGTGCCAACCGCTGCGGGACTGGCTGACCCGCGTGCCGGACGACCTCGGCGGGAAGCACTTCCGCGCCTACCCGACCGACGTGATGCGCGAGTTGGTGGCGTGACCTTTCACCGGCGAGCCGCGTCAGTGGTGACGCGGGTTTTCAAGAACCCGACCCTTCACAGGGTCGGCCAAAAACCCCAAACCCCAAGGATTTCCCCCATGACCGCGACGACCGCGAGCGACCCGACGACGGCGGACGACAAGTTCCACACCCGCGACGAGCTGGTGCGGTTCATCGAGGACAGCACCACGGCGGCCGTGGACCGGGCCACCCGCGCGGCCCCGACCCGGCGGGTGCCGTGGGTCACGTCCGGCCCGGTGTACCAGGACTCGGTCGGCTACTCGGTGCTGAAGGCGGCCGCCTTCGCGCTGGGGTACGTCGGCCCGGATCAGGCGAAAGAAGAGATTCACGCGCACCGCCAGTTGCAAGAACTGTACGCCGGGTACGGGTTCTTGCCGCACCACGGGGCGCAGTCGTTCCTTGTGCCGCTGGCGTCCGAACACCTGCCCGCGTTCGAGCCGGCCGGCCAGCGGCTGCAAACCGAGTTGCGGCAGAAGATGACCGCGCAGGCGGGGAAGTTCGACCCGGACGAGGCGGACTGGATCGGCCGCAAGCTGGGCCTGCGGGGAAAAGCGCTGGGCACCGTCACCGACACCGCCGGCGGGTCGCTGGTGTCGCCGCCGATGCTCGGCGAGTTGATCGACCTGCAACGGAGCGTGGAGGCGTTCGCGGCGGCCGGCGCGCGGGAAGTCGCCCTGCCGCCGAACGGCCGCATCCAGTTCCCCCGCCTGTCCGCCGCCAGCACCGCTTACTGGGTCGGCGAGGGGGCGGCCATCACCGACAGCACGCCGACCACCGGCACGCTCGAACTGCAAGCCAAAAAGCTCGGCGTCCTGGTGAAGTTGAACAACGAACTGCTGCGGTTCGCGTCCGCCAGCGCCGAGGGGTTGGTGCGGTTCGACATGGCCCGCGCCGCCGCGCTGAAGGCCGACTTGGCCATGCTCGAAGGGACCGGCGGGACGCAGATCAAGGGCGTCATCACCTACCCCGGCATCGGCACCCACACCGCCACCACCGTCGGCGCGAACGGCGACACCTTCCAGCCGCAGGACGTGGCCGCGATGGAGGCCAAGTTGCCCGACGCGGTGGACGCGCCGACGGCCTGGCTGATGCGGAAGAGCCTGTTCGCCGCGCTCATGAACCGGCGGGCGGACGCCGTCACCGCCAGCGACGGCCGCGGGTCGTTCCTGTTCCGCGACAACCGCTCGGTCGGCACCAACCGGCCGACCGACCTGTACGGCACCCCGGTCGTGCGGTCGGCGCAGGTGAGCGGCACCCGCGCCAAGGGCGGCGGTACCGATCTGACGTACTTGCTGCTGGGGTACTTCCCGGACTGGATCGTCGCCCGCCTGGGGGTGATGGAGTTCCTGGCGTCCGGCCACGGCGACACGGCCATGACGAACGACATGACGTACCTGCGGGGCATCCAGCACATCGACGCCGGCCCCCGCAACCCGGCCAGCTTCGTCCTGTGCGACCAACTGTTGCAAGCGTGACGCAGTAGGCCGAAACAGACTAACCACAGAGACACAGTGACACAGAGAAGACAAGAGAGAAAGATTGATTTCTAACTCTCTTCCTCTCTTGGCTTTGTCTTCTCTGTGTCTCTGTGCCTCTGTGGTTAGCTCTTCTGATTTCAACCCAAACCCCACACGGAGTTCCCCATGTCCACGGTCCTGCATGACGTGCCGTCGAAAGCGTTGTTCCGCACCGGCGTGTCGCCGGCCGAGGTGGACTCGTCGGCGGCCGGCCCGGCGGTCGAGTTCCCGACCGGCGACGGGGCCACGTTCGCCGTCCTGATGCTCGGCACCACCACCGGCGACGCGACGGTCGGGGTGTCGTTCGAGCAGTCCGACGACGGCACCTACTGGGTGGCCGTGCCGAACGCCGGCATCCCCACCCAGTCCGCCCCCGGCGCGGTCGTCGGCGTGTCGTTCACCCGCGACCGCCGGTACGTCCGCTGTCAGTACGCCGTCAGCGGCGAGGAAGGCGCGACGGCCACCGTGGCCGTCCTCCTCGGCGAGCCGGCGAAAATTTGCTGAGTCCCAGGTTCCAAGTTCCAGGTTCCAAGTTTAAAAGCCACGTCCCCGGAACGCGGTTCTCGTCCCGCTCTTCAACGTGTCTGCCTTCCAACTTGGAACCTGGAACTTGGAACCTGGAACTCCTCCTCCGGAGGTTCCCGTGGCCATCGACACCCTGTCCAACGTGAAAGACACCCTCGGCGTCACCGGCACCGACGACGACGCCCTGCTCGCCCGCCTCCAGATGTCGGCCGACAACTACGTCTCCGCCTTCTGTGGGAGGACGTTCCTCGGCGGGACGTTCGTCGAAGACCACCCCGGCGGGGCGAAGGTCCTCTTCCTCCGCAACTACCCCGTCACCGGCGTCACGACCGTGAAAGTGGACGCCACCCGCGAGTTCGGCGCGGAGACGGTCATCGACACCGACCGGTACGTCCTGCACCCGGATCGCGGGGTGTTGGAGTGCCTCGACGGGTCGTTCGTGCCGTCCTTGCCCGGCTGGCACATTGGCCCGGAACACTTCCCCGGCGCGGTGCGGGTGACGTACACCACCGCCACGGACGAGGTGCCGGCGACGGTCTGCCAAGCGTACTCGCAACTGATCGGCCACTGGTATCGGCAGACGAAGACGCACGCCGCGACCGGCCAGTTGAACATCGGCCAAGCGGCCGACGGGACCAGTTACCCTTGGGGTCAGTCGACCGGGTTCAAACTGCCGGCCGGCGTGCTGGACTTGTTGAAGCCGTTCCGCGTCCCGGCGATGTAGCCATTCCAGGGCTGTCTTGACGGGCGCGGTCGGTTGCGAGACAGTATCCGACACCTCACACCGGGAAGGAATCCGCATGTTCCTTATCATCTCACTCGCCGCCACGCTCATCCCGCTCACCGCCGAGAAGTTTCCACTGATTAACCGAATCCCGGTCGGCATCCCGAACGTGCGGGATTGCACCGAGGAGATACGCATCTTCGGTGTGACACCTCCGACCCTCCGCACCGCGACCTGGGTCGAACACATCGGGTCCGGCGACGAACACCACCTGATCCGCCACGGCAATGATAAAGGAAGCATCGAGAAACGGGTGGTACAGCTCTTCAGTGGGACTCACACGCGGATCGACAAAGTCGAACGATCACTGGGTAAAAAGAAGT